GACGATTTAAGATCTATTAATTATGCTCAACTTACAGATACCAATGGTAATCAAGTATTTTTAGAACAAAGAGATCCTAGTTTTATGGCAGAATATTACTCTACACCTAGTACATCTGCTGTTGGAATACCTAAATATTATGGTAATTGGGATGAAGAATTTTGGGTGGTAGCTCCTACGCCAGATACTGATTATGCTATTACTTTAGCATATAATAAGGAACCTATTAGTTTAATTAATACAACACTACCTACTGGAAAACCAGCATCTACAAATGGAACTTATTTATCAAATAAATACCAAGATTTACTTTTATATGGATGTCTGGTAAATGCATATGGGTACTTGAAAGGCCCGTCAGATATGATACAATATTACCAAGGGCTTTATCAAACTGCTCTTACAACGTATGGAACTGAACAAATTGGTTACAGACGCCGAGACGAATACGACGATGGTGAACTTCGTCAACAACTTAAATCAAAATCACCATCAAGTTATGGAACACAAAATTAATTAAGGAGAAAATAAAAAATGGCAAACGTAGTACCTTATGCTTTTAAACAAGGAATATTAAAAGCACAACATGACTTCACAACGGTAGTAGCTAATCCTGGTGCAGGTGGAGCTGGACAAGGAACTAACGTTACTGGAGCTTATAAATTAGCACTGTATACTTACAATAGTAATACTCCACCTTTTGACGTTAACTCAACTATATGGTCGGCTGTTGCAACTGAAGTAAATAATACTGCAGGCACAGCAAATTACACAGCAGGCGGTGCTGTTTTATCAACAGCAACTGTTGGTCAAACAGGAAACTTTACAACTGTTGATTGGGCTGATGCAACTTGGGCTTCTGCAACTATTTCTGCAGGCTTTGGTGTTTTATATAGATATGACACTAACGGAGCGAACATGTATCTTGTAGCGATTTTAGATTTTAATGGAGCAAAGTCTTCTACTAACGGAACTTTTCAAGTAGCGTTTCCAACAATCAATACTGGCGGCGATGCAATATTAAGTATAACTGGAAACCCGTAGGACTTATAGATGGCTATTGTTTTAGACAACAGAGTAAAACAAAATAGTACAACTGGTGGAACAGGCACTTTAAATTTAAATGCAACTGTACCAACTGGTTTTATTAGTTTTGCTTCAGGAATAGGAAATGGTAATAAAACTTATTATACTATTCATGAACAAGGAACTAATCTTTTTGAAGTAGGTATTGGAACAGTAACGGATGCTGCAACAGACACACTTTCAAGAGATACAGTTTTAGACAACTCTTCTGGTAATACTAGCAAAATTAGTTTTGGTGTTGGTAATACTTTAGATGTATTTTGTACACTACCTTCTAGTAAGGCAGTTTATTTAGATGAAAATGGGGATGCGGTTGGAGCTGCTGGTCCTGGTTTTGCAGTAGCAATGGCAATAGCTTTATAGTATAAAAAGGAAAAATTATGGCACAAAATTTTATATCATTTACAAGACAACTAGGAACAGGCACAACTGCTTTATGTGATACAGCAGCAGCTGGATTTGCAGATGCAGTTATTGGTATTAGAATTGCAAATGTTTTAGCAAATGCAATTACAATTAATGTTTGGGTAGTACCAACTGGTACAGCAAACTTAAGATACATTGCAAAAGGTTTAAGTATACCACCAGCAAGTTCTGTAGAACTTGTACAAGGTGGAGCAAAATTTGTAATTAATCCAGGTGATGTTTTAAACGGTAACGCAAGTGAAGGAACAGCAGCTGACGTTATTACAAGTGTTGTTGACAAGATTAGTACGATACCAAGTTAAGGAGTTTAAAATATGAGCGATTATTACAATGAAGTATACATCGGTAATAAGCCTGGGGCAGAACAAATCTACACTCATGCTGAAGTTATCAATAATAAAGATATCGTAATTGAATCAGCGGTTCTCGCTGGTCCAGTAACTTTCCCACATACAATAACAGTAACAGGAACATTGGTAATAGTATAATGAGCAAAATAGAAGTAGATACAATTGATACACAAAGCAGTACTACACTTCAAGTTGGAAGTACAAATACTGCGCTTATCAAAATTGGAACATCAGGCGATACTGTAGAGTATCCAGCCGGTACTACTTTTACTCAATCAGGTACACAGAATGTAACTGCAGGTGGAGCAATTAATGTCAAATCAGGTGGTAATATTACTATCGACTCTGGTGCAACAATTACAAACAATGGTACAGCTACAGGATTTTCAGCTGACCTTACAAATTTAAACGCAACTAATTTAACAAGTGGAACTGTGCCAGACGCAAGATTCCCTTCTGTTTTACCAGCAGTATCTGGTGCAAATTTAACAAACATCGCAGGTCAATTACAATGGCAATCAGGAATTATTACAGCATCAACAGCTTCAGTTGGAAATAATTTAGGTTATTGGGTTGATACTACAAGTAATGCATGTGTTATTACATTACCTGGATCAGCTGCAGTTGGAGATAGAATTATTTTAACAGACTATGCAAGAACATGGGGAACTAATTCTGTTACAATAAATCCAAACAGTTTAAAATTTCAAGGCAATGTAACACCACAACCAGTTTATAATACATCAGGTCAATCAGTTGATATAGTTTATTCAGGAGCAACTAAAGGTTGGATTCCTAATTCTGATGATGATGTAACTTTTGAAACTCCACAAAGTTATGATATAGAAATGCTTGTTATCGCTGGTGGTGGTGGTGGTGGAGGTTGGTATTATGGTGGTGGTGGTGGAGCAGGTGGTTATAGAACATCAACTCAAGCTATGTCTGCTGGAGTTGCACTTACAGTAACAGTTGGAGATGGTGGTGTAGCTGGAGGTAATGGAGATAGAGGAACCAGTGGAAATAGTTCTTCTATTTCAGGAACTGGACTAACTACAATCACATCAGCAGGTGGTGGAGGTGGTGGTGGAGACGCTGGTTCGACCATACCAGGACGTGATGGAGGTTCAGGTGGAGGTGGTTCAGGTTATTCATCATCAGCTGGTGATGCTGGTTCAGGTAACACTCCAAGCACAAGTCCAAGTCAAGGTAATGATGGTGGTTCTAACATAGCAGGTGGAGTATATGGTGGTGGTGGCGGTGGTGGTGCAGGAGCTACTGGTAATAATTCAAGTAATGATAATGGTGCAACAGGAGGTGCTGGAACAGCATCTTCAATTACAGGATCATCAGTCACAAGAGCTGGTGGTGGTGGAGGTTCTGGTTCAAATAATGGTGGAGCAGGTGGAACTGTAGGTCCTGGTGGTGCTGGTGGAGGTGGTACTGGAGGTAGAGAAAGTTCATCAGTTGCAGGTACTGCAGGAACAGCTAATACAGGCGGCGGCGGTGGAGGTGCTGCAGCTCCGGGCGCACAAGGAGGAGCAGGAGGAAAAGGTGTAGTTATTTTAAGTATGCCAGATGCAGATTATTCAGGAACAACAACAGGAAGTCCAACAGTTGCTACAGGAGTTTCAGGTAAAACAGTTTTAACATTTAACGGATCAGGGAGTTACACAACATAATGGCTAGTTTTGCAAAAATAGGATTAAATTCAAAAGTTATAGAAGTTCAATCTGTAGTGAACGAAGTTTTACACGACAGTAATGGAGTTGAACAAGAAAATATTGGAATTGATTTTTTAACTAAATTAACAGGATGGGCTATTTGGAAACAGACTTCTTACAATACTTTAGGTGGAGTTCATAATAATGGTGGCACACCATTAAGAAAAAATTATGCAGGAATAGGTTATACATATGATGAAGATAGAGATGCTTTTATACCACCTAAACCTTACGCATCATGGATATTAAATGAAGATACTTGTCTTTGGGAAGCACCTAGTGCTATGCCAGATGATGGTGAAAGATATGAATGGAATGAATCAACAACTAGTTGGGATCAAATATAGTGAGTACAATTAAAGTAAACAATATTAAAACTAGATCAGGCACAGCTCTAACCGTTGGAGAAAATAGTACTACAACTACTATTCCAGGAGCAGCTACTGTAACAGGTACACTTACAAATAATTCTGGTCGTGGACTTGGTAACAACGCTTTAACAAATAATTCTATAACTGTTAACGGAGTAACGATCGCTCTTGGCGCATCAGGAACTATTCCAGTTGTAGATACTTTTCCAACTATTACAGCAGCTTCAACTATAGCTCCAGCAGGAGGCACTACAACAATCACTGGTACAAATTTTAGAGCACAATCATCTGTTGAACTTTTTTCTTCAACAGGTGTAATTACAGAAGCTAGTCAAGTAGCTTTTACTTCTTCAACATCTATTGCAGCAACTATCCCAGCAACAGCATCAGGTAATTATTTTGTAAGAGTTACTAATAATGATGGTGGAACTGGAACAAGTGGTACAGCTTTATTATTAATTTCAGATGGACCTAGTTGGCAAACAGCAATAGGTAATGTTGGATCAGCAGCTAAAAATACTGCATGGTCAACTATTACTTTAACAGCTACAGGAGATCTTCCTATGACTTATACAGAAGCTCCAGGAACAGCTAATGCATTAAGTGTAATGGGATTAAGTTTAGCTAACTCTGCTAACACAGCAGTTTTAACAGGAACAGCTACGGCTCCAGCTACAACAACTTCTTACAATTTTACAATCAGGGCTACAGACAACGATTCACAATCGACAGATAGAACGTTTTCTGTTACTATAACAACATCATTAACCGGAGGAACACAGTTTAACTAATCATGGCAACAACTTATTTAACACGTACACCCGGGAGTGCTGGAAGTACTACAAAAGGTACTTTTTCTTTTTGGGTAAAAAGAGGTGTTATTACATCAGATATGTACCTTTGGACTAATTTTGCTAATAGTACAAATTGGTCAGCGATTGGTATAAATAATGTAGATCAAGTATATTTCTATGCAGAAAGTGGTGGAAGTGCAGTAGCTAATTTAAAAACAAATAGAGTTTTTAGAGATCCTAGTGCTTGGTATCATATAGTAGTGGCTTTAGATAGTACAGATGGAACAGCAGATGATAGGGTAAAAATTTATATTAATAGAGTACAAGAAACTTCTTTTGTGCAAAGAACAAATCCTAGTTCAAGTGCTGATTTAGGAATAAGTGAAGCAGTGCCTATGGAGATTGGAAGATATGGTGGTGGAAGTGCATATTTTGATGGTTCAATGGCAAATGTAGAATTTGTCGATGGCACTGCATTAACTCCAGCATATTTTGGATCTACAGATTCAACGACGGGCATTTGGACGCCTCAAGCTGCAAGCACAATTTCAAGTTATGGTACAAACGGATTTAAATTAAAAATGGATACAGCTACACCTGGCGCAGATACTTCAGGTAATACTAATACATTTACAGTGGGCGGCGGAACTCCTACTTTGACACAAGGAAATCCTGATAATAATTATGCTTGTATGAATCCTTTATTTGCTGGTGATAATTCTGCTATAACTTATTCAAATGGTAATTTAAAAACAACTGCTACAAGTGAAGGTCAAAAAAATGCTGTTAGTACAATAGGTGTATCATCTGGAAAATGGTATTGTGAAATGGTTTCAAGAAATGGAAATAACTATCCTGGTTTTGGTATTATGGATTCACAATCAATTTTACAAACAAGTATATTATATTTAGGTTCTAGTGTTGATAGTTACTGTATGTTTCAAGATGGTAATTATTATACAAATGGTTCAGCTGTTTCTACCGGAACAACTTGGGGAGTAGGTTCAATTATGGGTATATCTATTGATTTAAATAGTGCAACAAAAACAATTAAATTTTATAAAAATGGAGCAGAAGAACATTCAGCAACAATTGCAACACCAGCTAATGATTATGTGTTTGCTGTTAGTCATAATACTAATGGAACAATAACAGAAATGAATTTTGGCGAAGGATTTTTTGGTACAACAGCAGCAGGAACAAATGCTGATGGCAATGGCCAAGGATTATTTGCTTATGCGGTGCCTTCAGGTTATTATGCATTAAACACTAAAAATTTGGAGGCATACGGTTAATGGCTTATTCTACGATTCCCAAGGGAAGTTTATACATGAACACAATACTTCATTCAGGTACAGGTTCTACAACAACTGTTACAGGTGTTGGATTTCAACCAGACATGACATGGTGGAAGTCTAGGAATAATGCAGTTAATCATGCGTTGTATGATGCAGTAAGAGGTGGTTCAAAATTAATAAGACCAAATCAAACTAATGCCGAAGAAACTAATGCAGCAGTTTCTGCATTTACTTCAGATGGTGTTACTTTAACAGGTGGAGATTCTTTTACAAATGCAAGTGGTTATACATACGCATCATGGAACTGGAAAGCAGGAACTGGTCAAGGTTCATCAAATACTGATGGTTCTATAAATACTACTTACACATCAGTAAATACGACAGCAGGTTTTTCAATATCAAAATATACAGGTAATTCTACTACTGGTGCAACAGTTGGTCATGGATTAGGTGCTACACCTAAAATGATTATAATTAAAAGTTTGGGTGTTGAAAATTGGGAAGTATATCATGCAAGTTTAGGTAATACTCAAGGTATATACTTAAATGAAACTAATGCAGCTTTTACAACATCTGCAAGATGGAATAACACATCTCCAACAAATTCTGTTTGGACTATGGGAAACACAAGTGCAGTTAATGGAAGTGGTATTGATTATATTGCCTACTGCTTCGCAGAAAAAAAAGGCTTTTCAAAATTTGGAAGGTTTACTGCTAATGGCTCAACAAATAATGCATTTGTTTACACAGGTTTTAAACCATCTTGGGTTATGATGAAATGTGATAGTGTTACAGAAGGTTGGTCTAACTGGTATATGTTTGATACAACTAGAAATCCAACTAATATGAACACAAAAGAATTAATGGCAAATAAAAATAATGTTGAATCAGATAATGGTGTTGACTATGCACAAATTGATATGCTTTCAAATGGTTTTAAAATTCGAAATGGTAGTGCTTGGGGACCAATGGCATCTGGTAGAACAAATATCTACATGGCATTTGCTGAAAACCCATTTGTTGCAACTTCAGGAACATCAGCCGTACCGGTAACAGCGAGATAATTATGACTAGTATAGTAAAAGTAAATAACATACAGGACCAAGACGGTAATAATATTATCAAAGAAGATAGTAATGTTGTTACTATTGGAAAGACTAGTGATAGCGTTGTTAGTTCAGGTATAACTACAGTTAAAGGCGACGGTTCAAGTCAAGACGGAAAAATTATTCTTAACTGTTCACAGAATTCTCACGGAGTTGGCATACAGGCACCTCCACATAGCGCAGGCGCTACATACACACTTGTCCTACCAACTAGTGCCGGATCAAACGCACAAGTATTAACGACTAATGGTAGTGGTGTTTTAGCTTGGGCCAACGATCAAATCGTTACAGGTTTTCCAACAATTACATCATGTACACCAGGAACTATATTACCTAGCACAGCAACAACAGTTGTTATTGCAGGTACAAATTTTTTAACAGGTTTAAATTTAGAAGCAGTTAACTCATCAACAGGTGCAGTACTTAACGCCGCTTCATTTACCATAGATTCAGCAACACAAATTACAGCTAGTTTTAATATAGCTACTAACGGAAATTATTTTATAAGAATAGAAAATACTACAGGTCTAGCAGGTAGATCATCTAGTGCATTATTAACAGTTAGTCCTGGTCCAGTATTCTCAACAGCTACAGCTTTAGGTGCTGTTGCAGGGGGAACTACAGGAACTATCTTTACTATTGCAGCATCTGAAGCAGCAGGTGGTGCTATTACTTATTCATCATTATCATCAATTCTTACACAAACTACAGCGGGTGGTATGAATTGTACTTTAAATACATCAACTGGTGTGATATCATCTTCAGGGACTGGGTTTGATTTAAATGATGGAAGTGCTACAAACTTCTCATTTATAATCAGAGCAACAGATCCACAGAATCAAACAACGGACAGAACTTTTACTTGTAATAGTTCTTACGGGATAACAGCAGGAGCAGTGTTTAACTAATGGCTAGTAGTACATGTATAACAAGAGATCCAATGAGTGGAGCTTACACAGAAAAAATAACTATTTCATGTTGGATAAAAATTTGCGATCCTGATCTTTCAAATGGAGGAGGTATTTTTATGATTCGAAAAGGTAATAGTTATTCGAACTCTAGATTAAGAATTTATCTAGAAAGTGGTTCTAATAAATTATGTTGGGAATTAAAAGATAGTACTGGAAGTGATGATAGTTTTCTTAAAAGTAATGCAAGACTGCGTGATGTTGGAGCCTGGTACCATATCTGTATGTCATATGATTCTGGTTTAAGTACAGCAGCAGATAGATTAAAAATGTGGATTAATGGTAAAGATGTTAGAACAGAATATGGTGGATTTCAAAGTGATGATCAAGTTGGATCAGGTTTTGGACTTTTATGTAGTAGTGCTATGTTTGTAGCTTTAGGAAGAATTGATGAAAATAATGGAGTAGACTATAAATTTGATGGCTCTATGGCAGAATGTTATTTTATATATGATTCAACTTATGATGTTTCTACTTTTGGAGAAACAGACACGACTACGGGTGAGTGGAAGCCTAAATTAGATATTGCATCTGGAATTACTTTTGGATCTCAAGGATTTTATTTTCCATTTACTAATGCTGCTGATATGAAAGCTGACGGTAGTGGTAATAGTAACACTTATACAATTACTGGAACTTTAACTCAATCAAAAGATTCACCTTCAACTAACATGAGTTCACTAAATCCTTTAGATAATTATTATGCTAATGCTACATTTACTAAAGGCAATACAAGAATAGTTACAGGTTCTGGTAGAGAAGCTAGTGTCACAGCAACTATACCAATGTTTAAAGGTAAATATTATTGGGAAACACAAATGGTAAGTGCAAACGCACCATTTGTAGGTATTCAACCTATTCCAAGTTTTGTAAATACTGCTTCTCCTGCACCTTTACAATTAAATGGTTATGGTTTGTTAAAAACAGGTAAAGTAGAAACAACAGATGGAAGTGGTGGAAGTACCGTTCTTGCAACTTATGCAACTTATACAACAGGAGATATAATTGGTACTGCTGTAGATTTAGATTCAGCACAAAACAAAATATATTTTTATAAAAATGGTACAATATTAGGTTCCTCTGGAGTTAATATAACTTCAGTAGGTTCTACTTCACAAGGCATGTATTTAGCAGCTTTTGGAGTTATAGCTAGTCAAGATACTTTAGACGTAAATTTTGGTAACGGATCTTTTGGAGGAGTTGCATTGACTGGAACAACATATTCAGGTGCTGATGGAAGTTCTACTTTTAAATATGAACCACCAACGGGCTATAGTGCCTTATCAACGAAAGGACTAAACTAACAATGGCTTATACAACAGTTAATAAAAGTTCTAGTTTCATGAACACTAAACTTTTTACAGGTAATAGTGGAACACAGGCTTTAACAGGAGTAGGTTTTCAACCAGATTGGACTTGGATAAAAGCTAGAGATGGTACTTATAATCATCACACTTTTGATGCAGTTAGAGGTGTAACAAAAAGTGTTACTACAAATGAAAGTGCAGCCGAAACTACTATATCGGGTCTTACTGCTTTTGGAACAGATGGTTTTACTTTAGGTTCAAATTCACAAACGAATAACAATAGTTACTCTTTTGCATCATGGAACTGGAAAGCTGGAACAGCAGTCTCTGGTAACACAGGTGGAAGTGGTTCTTATAAAACTTATACAGGTTCAGTAAATACTACATCAGGTTTTTCAATTATAAAATATGAGGGTAATGGAACAAATGGAATGACAATTCCTCATCATTTAGGTGTTGCACCAAAAATGATTATTACAAAAAATTTATCTGCAACTGGAGATTGGTACACATATCATCAAGCTGTTGGTAATACCAAAACTATGCTTTTAAATCAAACTAATGCCGAAAGTGGAGCAGATATTGGTTTTTGGAATAATACTTCTCCAACTTCAAGTGTATTTAGTGTTGGTAGTTCAACTGCTGTTAATGGAAATGGAAATTCTATAATTGCCTACTGCTTTGCCGAAGTACAGGGCTATAGCAGAATAGGATCTTTTACAGTTAATGGTAATTCTACTAATATGATTTATACTGGTTTTAGACCTTCATTTTTACTTATGAAACAATACTCTAGTACTTCCGGTAATGCTCAATGGGGAGTTTTTGATAATACAAGGGCTGGCTATAATGGTAAAAATAATTTTTTATATGCTAACACCGATGCTGTTGCAGATAGTTCAAATGCTCAAACATTAGATTTTCTTTCTAATGGTTTTCGATTATATGGAGAATATGTTTCAGCTCAAGCAGGACAATCAAATATTTATTACGCGGTAGGCCAGACCCTAGTTGGTACTAATGGTATTACTAACAACGCTCGGTAAATCATGCTGTTTGGATTTGATACATTTGCAAGAGTTCCTTTTGCAGCAATAGATGACCACAACAACGTTGCAGTTAATGCAGCGGCTATGCCTTTAACAATAGCAGTTGGTCCTTTAGCTATTGCAAGTTCAAGTGTAATTCAACAAGCAGCCGGCGATCCTTTAACATTAAATATAGGTAGTATTACTATTACAACTCAAGCAAATCTAACAGCAACAGCTATGCCTTTAACTTTAGATGTGGGAGATTCAGTAGTTAGTGGTGCAGCATTAGTAAATGCCACTCTAAATCCTTTGACTTTAGCGAGTAATCTTGTTACAACTACTGGAGGAGCGACTGTAAATCCAGATCCTTTAGCGTTAACATGTATTGTTAATGATTTAGGTATTATAACTTGGAATCCAGTTGATCCAGAACCAAACAACGTATGGGTACCAATTAAACCTTATTAAAAATTATGGCATTTTCAGGAGATTTAAAACTAGAAATTATAGCAACCGGTGAGAAAGCTGGTCTATGGGGAACCATAACTAACGACAACTTAAAAATTTTAGAGCTAGCCTCTACTGGTTATTTTACAACTAATCAATTAGCAACTGGTGATCTAGTATTAAACCTAGCTGATGGATCCTCTGAAGGCGGTACTACAGCTACTGGTAAAAATTTATTAATAGAAGTAACAGGTACGCTGACCGCGAATCGTGTTATTACTATGCCAATCAGTGCTGAAAGAATATTTATAATTAAAGACTCAACAGACAGATCAAGTTCTAATTATACTATTGGAGTATCTAATGTAGGCGGATCGGGAACAGGTATTATATCTTTACCTGCAGGGTCATCGACAGCTTTTTATACAGATGGTTCAGGTGCAAATGCAATGAAACTTTTAGGTACTTTTAATGCAGGATTTTACAATGTAGTAGGTGGAACTAATAGTCCTTATACTGCAATAGCAGGAGATACAATTTTTGTAAGTACTTCAACTCAAGCAGCTGAAGTAGTATTACCCGCATCTCCTTCTCAAGGAGATACAATTACAATCATGGATAGTTCTGCAGCCGGTGGTTTTGCAACAAACAATTGTATTATAAACAGAAACGGTAATCCTATTAATACAGATAACACACAAAACGTAACACTTTCTACTAACAATCAATCTCTTACTCTAATTTATACTAACGCTACTAGAGGTTGGATATTTAAATCAACGAATCAATAAGGGCAACTAGATGCTCACTCAAATTAAATTTGCTCCTGGAATAGACAAGCAAGACACTAGTGTTGGAGCAACAGGTAGATGGGTAGATTCTGATTTAGCTAGATTTAGATATGGCCTTCCAGAAAAAATAGGAGGTTGGTCTTCATTACTTACCGATACAATTCACGGAGTAGCTAGAGCACAATTTTCTTTTGTAGATAAAGATGGTAATAGATATGTTGCTATTGGCACAGATAAATTTTTACTTATATATTTTGAAGGACAGTTATTTGATATAACTCCTTTTGTAGATAACAACGAAGGAGTACAAACTACTTTTGTATCTACGCTTGCAACAGATAGTACAACTGCTAAAACTTGTACAGTAACTACTGCAAATCCTCATGGTTTAATTGATGGAGACATGGTAATATTTGACAATGTAGCATTAGCTACAGCGTTGACTAACGCAGGTTTAACTAATGCAGAATTTGAAGATAAACTTTATCAAGTATTAACAGTACCTACTTCTACAACTTTTACTATTGAATCAGTTAACCAAGCAAATGCAGTGGTTGCAACAAATACATTTGGAACTACACAACCTTATGTATCTATTGGCCCATCAGAACAAACTTATGGTTATGGATTTGGTTCAGGAGCGTGGGGTGGAACTGTTACAGGTGCAGTACAAAATGATTTAGATGGAGCGTTGGCTGCAAACACAGCAGGGAACAATGGTTCAGCAACACAAATTAGATTAACGTCATCAACAGGATTTCCAACATCAGGTACTATAGCTATAGGTAATGAACTAATAACTTATACAGGTGTAGCTGGTAATGAATTAACTGGAATTACTAGAGGAACTAATGGAACGTCATCGGCAATTCATTCCGATGGAGCTATAGTTACTAACGCTACACAATACAATGGTTGGGGTGCAGCCGTTAATGCTGGAACAATTGTACTAGAACCCGGTCTATGGTCTTTCAGTAACTGGGGTGATGTATTAATTGCAACAGTTGCAAATGGTAAAACTTATACATGGGATGCATCTACTACAGCAAGATTTACAACAAGAGCATCAAGAAGAACTTTATCTCCAGGATCAAGCACTATACAAAATTCAGAATACTACACAGCAACAGGTGTATTAGATGCAACAAATACTTTAGGTGGTCAAGCCGATGAAGCAGTTGGTAATCCTACTGCATCAAGAGAAACTTTAGTATCTCCTACAACTAGACACTTAATTCATTTAGGTACAGAAACTACAGTTGGTGATCCAACAACTCAAGATAATATGTTTATTAGATTTTCAAACGCAGAACAATTAAACCAATACACACCACTAGCAACTAATGCTGCAGGTACACAAAGATTACAAGATGGTACACAGATTATGGGAGCGTTGATTGCTAAAGAAAATATTTTGATATGGACTGACAATGCATTGTACACAATGAAATTTGTTGGTGCACCTTTTACATTTGGTTTTGAACAAGTTGGTACTAACTGTGGATTGATAGGTAAGAATGCAGCTGTTGAAATTGATGGTGTTGCTTACTGGATGTCTAACAATGGTTTCTTTGCATTTGATGGTACCGTAAACTCACTACCTTGTAGTGTAGAAGATTATGTATTTGATGATGTAGATACAACTAAAGGTCAACAAATTTGTGCAGGATTAAATAATTTATTTACAGAAGTTATATGGTGGTATCCATCACAAGGATCAGATTTTAATAATAGATCTGTTGCTTATAATTATGGTGAAGCAAAACAACCACCACTAGGTACTTGGTATACAAATACTAATACTAATTTTAACAGAACAACTTGGATGGACACACTAGTTTATCCACAACCATACGGCACAACTTTTGATAGCACAGGTAGTGCTAGTTTTCCTACAGTACAAGGTGCATCGGGATTAGGTAAGACTACATATTTTGCTCACGAAACGGGGACCGATCAAATTAATCCTGATGGTAGTGTTACTGTATTAACATCTTTTATTCAGTCATTTAGTTTTTCTTTACAACCAGATCAGAGTGAAGTATTTCTAGCTATGAGAAGATTTTTACCTAACTTCAAAGTGTTAGCAGGAAATAATCAAATAACTCTTTCAGTTAAAGATTTCCCTGCACAAGATGATACTCAAACTACATTAAGTCCTTTTACTGTAAACTCATCAACTACAAAAGTTGACACTAGAGCAAGAGGAAGATATGCAAATTTAAAACTAGCTAACACAGCAGCGGGTGAGTCTTGGAGATTTGGTACATTTCAAGTAGATATACAACC